GGGCTCCAGGTAACTCGGGCGCGTGTTCCCCAGGCTGTTAGTGTCCGCCGATTCGATCGCATTGTTTAGAACCTCGGACAAATCAATTCCGCTTGTCGTGTTCGGGTCGATGGGCCAGTTTTTAAAGTCTCTTTGCATGATTGTTTAATCCTTTACTACCAGATTTTTCGATGTATGGATTTTGATACAGGCCCGTTGCACCCGAACGATTTGGTTCGGCTTGTAGCTCGCAATGACCAATCTGTAATGGACGTTTCTCGCTCTCACCCACTCCGCGTGAAACCGACTCCACTCGCCGCCATCCAATGACGCCTCGTGATAGACCTCATAATTCAATCCGTTGGGTTGCCACGACAGAGGATCGATGTCTCCCATCGGGTCCCACTCGGGGTCAGCAATAACAATCTCCTCGAGGTTTGTGTCGGACTCAATGAACGATCGAATCGCCAGGTTCTCGACTTGCTCGAGGTTTGTGTTTTCTTCGTATGTGTAAAATCCGTAGGCACCCGGGACACCGTTGTGAATGGTCTCGGGCGCACTGCTATCTAGGATCAGTTCCTCGAGGACCTGCTCACAATGTTGCTTGTCGTCAACCCATCCGGGATTACCACAAATCTCCTGCACTAAATCCCAGGTCACCCCTTCCCTTGCTGGCTCGGATCGGTTGCCGCTGGTATCCACTGCGACAATCCAATAAACACCCTCGACAATAAAGTCGGTCCAGGTATTGCGCTCGTCGTGATTGGCTTCGGTATGCCTCTCCGCGAGCGACCAGTCGAACCGTTGACTGCCAACTGGCATCCGATAAATCACGTACCCTTCGATGTCGTCGTCCCCTGGTACACGACTCCACACAAACCGCATGGCGTCGGAAGCGACTAGCCTCTCGCAATAGAAAGGCGTCGGAGCTCTAGGGATTGTTCGGTCTCTGGGTGACGAGAGATAAATCTCCGCCGCTGTTCCGTAATACCCTAGGCTCGAAAGAGGGGTGACGTAATACGTACCCGCGCCGAAGTTTTTGTCAGCCGTCGAGTAACGATGCTTGAAATACTTTTCACTAGCGGGCACCGAGCCCACAAATTGTTTTTCCGTTGAACCGCTATTAATGTATTCGATAACGTAGCGATGGACTTCCTTATCGGGCGTCACGTCCCAGGTTAAATCTGACACCGCATAGGGATAACGGTCGATGATCTCCAGATACGATTTACCATCCAGGTCCACCGTCTTGTGATACCCACCCTCTAGATCGGTCTGTCCAAAGTTCGGATCGTAACTTGGCCAGCCGCCCTCGTCCGTTGTGTATAGCCGGGCGTCAAATAGAACCAGGCTAATCGACGCGGTGAAGTCGGAGCGGGGCTCGATCGCCTGGACGATATAGGTTTCAGTAACTCGACCTTCGTCGGAGCGCTCACCGATAACAATGAGCTCGCCCGGGTACGCCCCGCGGTCTTCATCTAGCGTCACTTGATTCCCGGAGACGAGGCAGGTCCCGGTAAAAATGTCACCGTTCGAGGCTCTTAGTGTATAGCCCCCATTCTTAATGTTGCCGTAGGTCTCACTGAGATCGAGGACCGCGCCAACAACATTGTTAATAATTGCAGGGCGTCCCCCGAGGAGCGCCGTGTCCTGGCTGATCTCTACCAGGTCGCCACGCTGCACGACCAGGCTCTCGGAATCTACATCGAGAGAGAACCGCTCCGACCTGAGATAGCCCTGGGCTAATTGATAGCGTCCCCATAGCGCGGCCTGGTGCCAATGGGTACAGCCAAACGTCGCGATGTCTTCGAAGATTGTGGAGTTTCGATCGTTGTATCCGTCTCGAAAAACTCTGTAATTCGACGTCAAGTATCCGAGACTGGGATCAATGAAGCTCACGTTAAACGCATGAGGCAGGTCGACGAACTGCCGGGTCGCGCTGAAGTTCCAGGAGTTAGCGGGAGTGAACACTTGCCGTGGTACGCGTGTCGATCCGTCCCAGTTTTTATCCGAGTCCAACATGACGGAAACCTGCCCCTGCTGGTTGATAATCAACTGGCAGCGACACATTGAAAGGATAGAGTTTACAGTCTCAATGATCGGCTGATCTGTACCCAGCAACATGTCGAACGTGTACCGCGGCCGCTGCTGTGTAATACCGTACCGGTCTTGATAATCGACGACCTCGTTACAGTGATCCGCCAGAGACTTGAACGATGGGAAATCGATTTGCTCGTCTTTGATAAATCCGCCGTCGAAATCCCACTCGCCTTGAACGGGAATGTCTGTCGAGTTTTGGATCGAATAACCGGTGAGTATGTCGAGCACCGCCCAGGCTGGATTCCTAGAAATACGCCCGGCGACTTTAGGCTCCTGCCAGCTGCTCCCGTCATGCCATCGGAGAAACGATCTCGCGGTTGCGCTGATCTGCTGGACTGAGCCCTGTATATTTTCGGAACTCTGGAATCTGACCTCGCTTAAAGTGTGACGCTTTTGCAGGTTTAAAATTCCGCGGCGACCATTGACCTCAGTGCCCGGGTAACCCCTGGAGGTTAAACGAACCCAGGAACATTTATCCACGTACCGATCATCGCCCGAATTGTTTTCGTTATCGCCTTGACGACTTACTCGAATGTCATACTGCCCCTCTTTGTTAAAGGGAATCACGATACTAACCCGGCCAGGCGTTAACTCATTACCGGTCACATTGAACGCGGATGTCGCCTGGGTGGGGATGTTGGGCTCAAAGAAAAGACCCGGCCCAGCCAGACCCGCGGAGCTCGAGCCCGCTCGAGGGCTCTGTCGCAAGGCATAGTATTTAACTCTGATCTGGATTTGATACTCGTTAATCGGGTCCTGAACTTCGACATCCATTAGGCTGCCTTTGTACTGCTGGACCAACTGGAGCTCGACCGGGTACGTCTCCCCCTGGAACAAAAGACTCACACCCGTATCCCATTCAATCCAGCTGGAGACCTCGCCGTTTTGCCAGGACCGACTTTCTAAAATTGAGAGATAGGTTTCCCGCCCTTCATCTCGACTGTAAAGCACTGGTGAAATTGGGGGTTGCTCGGGATCACCACCCGCGCCGATCTCACCGACCCAACACTGCGGCGAACTTTCAATCGAAGCCGGGAACGAATAGCCGTCCGGGGGCGGGGCGTCTTTGAAGTTCTGGAGATTAGTTTGAGCGATATACCATCCCGTTTTATTGGGGACAAAGAATTCAAATCCGTATTCAAATCCTTCTCGAATCACGAACACGCCTTTAGCGGGTTGATCTCCGGTAACCAGTAGCCATTCCGCGGGATACTGCGACGGGTCGGGCGTCTCGTTAAAATCGAATCCTGGCTCTACCAGGTCGCGCTCCGCATCCATAAACCAAACGTCCGACTGGGGACGGATATAAAAAGTCTCCTGTTTGAACACCAACCGGAGCAATACCTTCGAACCTTTCTCGAGCTCGTATCGGTCGAGTACCAAATCAACTGCAGCCGGGGGGTTCGGGTTATTCTGATCTCTACCATTGAGGACCCCACCCGAAACTCGGAAGTGATCCCCGGCATATCCTCGAGTACCCGAGGGCCATCGAGCCCACTCCCCGTTTGTGTCGGGCCCCCTGTACTCACCTCTAAAATTGACGGACAGGGATTGCTCGTTTCCTTTCTCGTCGAACCTAACCAGGCCCCCAGGGAATGCCATCTCCACCACCGCCGACTTCGATAATGGTGCGGTCGATGGCTCGCCATTCTGCCCGTTAGTATTCAGGGCAATGTTTAATTCTTCGCTCTTAGTCGGGAACTCTACGATCTGCAGATCGACAGGAGCGAGACCGAGCTCGGGCTGAGTCGGATCGAAATAATTCGGCACGTTTTGTAATGTGCGAATCGTCGCCGGGAATCTTCCTAACGGTGTATCGCCCGCCCTGATATTCCAGACGTCAACCTTTCCAAGACCCCAGTCGTAAAGCGCCGTGAATATCGAGCTCGTCCCTGCGGAAAAGATCGTCGGGGCAGTCGCCAGGTTCCCATAAATTTTGTGCATACCGTATAGAACCGGAACGGTCTCATAGAGGCGCGCCCGGTTTGATTGGCTATTAATGAAATAGGAATCCGACGCACTACTCAAAGACGGTGCCGCCGGTTTGGGCGGAGGGATCAGAGCGTTAACAACAAGCGCGCCCGCTAAACTAATAACCGCGGTCCCAACTGCCACCGCTGTTTTACCGGTTAACCCGATCGCCGCTCCCAGGGGTCCGCCGTAGATCGTCGCCACGACTGTTATAGCGATCATGGCCACCATGCGGAGAAGACTCTTACCATCGCCGCCCAGGGGGATTACATGGATCGAGAGGACATCATCTAGGCGAGGTTCGATAATCTCAAACTGGTCTCGGCTAACCAGGACGCCGTTCATCGTAACGACCAGGTTACACCAGATCGGAACTGGAATAGTGGCGAGCTCTAAAATCTCCGCGATGGTATTCCCGGGCTCGACCACAAACTGCTGTACGGGTTCGAGAATATTCCTCTCGATTACGACCGGTTGATTTAACCTTTCCATCGATAGAACCCCAAAACACGACGACCCCAAGTGAGAGAATTTAAACGCTCAAGGCAAGAGCCGGTGCCCTTAAAGCAATGCAGGAAATCGTCGTTTGAAATGAATAGCCCGACGTGTGTGGGATGTCCTAAGACGTTAAACAGAATGAGGTCTAGCGGCCGCGGATTATCAACGCGCTCCCAGTCGACCTTACGTTTATTGATAGCCGCCGCCACGCCGCTCGAGTCTTCCGCGCTGCGGTACGTATCAAGAAAATCGGGGAGATCAATATTAAGCTCACGCCGAAACACATAAGAAACAAACCCGAGACAATCAAAAGCATTAGGACCACGCCCGCGATCTTCATAATCCAAACCTATGTATTCTCGGATATTCATTAGGACACCGCGAAGAACAAGCCAGGGAACTCGACCTGGCTGTATGTCCCGGAGCAAGTCTTCCTCGCAAAGATCGAAGACGACGCCAATTGAAACTCCACGTTCTCGTTGTCATACGTCAGACCTCTAACCGTCATAAAGTCGATCGTCTTTTCCGGGTCGGGTTGCTTGTCCTCGGGTAGCTCCAGGCTAGACGAAAGGATTAACTCCAGCTTTACCATTGGCGGTTCCAGCGTCCCGCGTAGAATCTTCATAAGCTCGGGGCCGGTGTTAACCGTTCGAATCGTAACCGTACCGGGCTTTGTTCCATCGTCGGGTGGCAGCTGAACCTCGAAGGGGAACGCCTCGTATAGCTGCCCCCGATACGTCACCGCCTCCAGGTTAGAGACGCCGTAAAGGAACGTGCTCGAGGACGGATCGGATACCGTAATCAGAAACAGAAACGCGTCGTCTGAATGCTGCTGATTCACAATATTTATAATTGGCATTAGTCGCCCCACCCTGACTGCTGATAGAGCTCGGTCGTCGCCTTAAAGTATTTGGCCTCTGGCCAATCAATCACTGGTGGGGCTATGAATAGCCAGAGTTCCTCTGCGCCATACGGAGTCTTTACATACGTAGGGATTGCGCCCTGGCGTTGGTCGATGTTGAACCAATCCACAAAGTCCTGGTAGAGCTCCGCCTTTAGCATGACGCTAACCTGGGCGCGTCGCTGTATGCCGGTAAACCTGCGCCGGGTTTTAACCACGCCGCTGTCCGCTGGCGACTTCACAATGTTGTCCGTCTGCGATTCCGACCACGTCGACCAGCACCCATCGAGTGACTGTGGGCGCGCCGCTATATCTCCGGTGTAAGCCATTAGTACGCCATCCTCCGCGTTCCATACGCGCTCCGCATTGACCCATCGAAATCCCCAGACGCTATGCCTCGGTTAACCGCTTGCTTAATGAGAACGTCTATCTCGATCTGGCCTCGACTGTTTTGTTTCTCCTGGACCTCGACCTCGTTATCGCCGTTGTTAATGACGTTGACAGTTACCGCCGAATTACTACCAGAGAGTGACGGCATACCGCTCGCCGTGTAGCCAGTAACCATCGGTTGATATTCTCCGTCCGCCCTCGCGCCTGGCGCTGTAACGTCGGGGGAGATTGACGTGGTCGCAGTTCCTCCAGTAGAACCAAACCCAAACGATCCCAGTACCGTGTCGAAGAATTGCGTAAAGACTCGGTTAAGCATCATCTTCGCCAGGGTCGATAGGACATTCTTTGCGAAGTCTTCAAAGGCGAGCTCGCCCTCGAGGAGCCCGTCGACGAGCTCGTTTGTGAAGTCTGAAACAAAGCCATCGACGGCGTCCTTGATTTCGTCCGCCATCGTTTTAAAGCTGTCGGTGACGTCCTTACTTTTTTCCTCTGCAAAAGAGAGATCGGCAATCAAATCAAAGAGAGCATCGGCCATGCCAAAGTCCCCTTCAGCCATTGCCTGGTCATACGCCGCCTGGAGTAACCCCAGCTGCTCGGCCTGCTCGTTGAACGGGTTTGATTTTTTCGCGAACTCGTCGACCTTGTTCATATAAATAACTAGGGCGTCGTAGGTCTCGAGATATTCTTTGGTTAGGTTAGCCGCCAGGGTCGCGCCGTCTTCTAGACTTATCCCGAGCTCCCCATTCGTTTCGATGTAGGCGAACGTCGCCTCTTTAATTAAATCAATCTTTTCCTGAAGCACCGCAAAGGGGTCGCGTAATTTATTAAGCTCTGTTTCCAGTAGCTTGTATTTATCAACCGCTAGTCCTGCGCCATCGCCCGCGTCTCCGATAGCGTCGTCCGAATCCTTTACGTATTTTTTCAGCGCTTTGACTTGCTCCTCGAGCTCCGCCCTCTCTGCCTCGAGCTCCGCCGATCGAACCTTTCGCCTTTCACCTACCCGACCGCCGCTATCAATGATCGCCTGAGTTTCTTCGTTGTAAGCTCGGAGCTCCTCATTCACTTCGGCGAGTTTTTCGGTCGCTGTATCGTAATCAACAAACACACCAAAGAAACGGAGAGTCGCCTCGGTCGCGTCAATCATTGCCTTCGTGAAGCTCGTTTTTAATTGCTGCGAAAGAATACTCAGCCGGTCGTTTAAGACCTCCGCCTTTCTCGCGGTCTCATTGTCGAGAACGACACCAAGATCAATCGCCGCTTGCATTAACTCCACCAAACCTTCCGCGCCATCTTCTAGCGTATTAACTAGAGCGGCACCCTCTGAGTCGAACGCCTTAAACGCTAGACGGAGTTTTTCCTGCTGCGACCCGGCACCGGCGATAGCGTCCGCGTAATCAGCCAGCAACTCAGTGAGCGGGCGGACATTCCCTTCCTGGTCCTTGATCGCGAGACCGAGTTCCTGCCAGGTCTTTAAGAGCTCGCCGCTGCCATTGGCAACCTCACCCGTCCGCCTGGAGAACCTTTGAAGCGCCATGTCCAGCGTTCGAATGGGGACCCCGGTTTGATCTGCTGCAAACCGTAGCTGCTGCAACTCCTCGACCGTCACCCCAACCTTGTCGGCTACCTTTGCAATACTGTCCGCGTATCGCAGCGCGTCTCTTGCTTGCTGTACCGTGAACGCTGTCGCTGCTGCAACCGCCATGGCAACCAACGCTTTACCAGCCCGGGCGACAGTCTTCTCCATTTTGCCAATCGATCGACCGGTTCGATTAACGCTCCCTTCTGCTTTCTTTAACTGGCGGTCTAAGTCTTTGATCCCTTTCTCGAACGCTGCCGTCTGGAGCTCAAGCTGAATCTGTAACTCTGCTAAATTTGCCATCTATCTACTCCCGAAGGCATTGCGATTACGCGGCGAAATTGCTCGCTGATTTCGAGCTCTAGAGCTTCGATATATTTTCACCGACTCGCTATACAGTGCGGCCGTCGTTTCCTTAATCACTGTGGAAACTGCCGGGTCCTTTACACCCTCGACCGCATTAAGAAACCAGGGGTTCAAAGGCGCGCCACCCTGGCGACCAAAGTCCAGCGTCTTATAAAAGTTCAAGCCGCCAGACCTGCCCTTGCCCATATACTTTTTGCGAGGGCGTAAGCCAACCCAACCGAGTCCGCTTTTCCTGGAGTACCGGAACCCGATGTTTTGTCGAAGTCGTCCAGTACCCACCGGGGCCTTTGCTTTAATACCCCGGCGCATGATTACCAGGGCCTTTCGAATCCCCTGGTCTCTGGCTTTCTTTGAAACGGTCGGACCGAAGTCTTCCATCTTTTTTAAAAGGAAGTCCGCTCCGTCTAGCTGCGCGTTTTTCATTTGAGCATTGCCTGAACGAATTGCTCGTTATTGTCTAGCGCCAGGAGGTCGCCTTTCTTCTTGCGTTCGGCGAGCTCCTGCGCCTCCGCTTTCTCCCGGAAGTGTCGAATCCATCCGAAGTATTCCGACACCGGCATATCGCGTAAACAAAACACCGGCGTCGAAAGCACCTCCGCTAACTGAAACAGATTCTTTTCATGGGGGTTAATCATCGTCACCCATTCCGCACACTTCGAGCGCCGCGGGGAGCAACCGCATATAACACGACGACGGCAACCCGCCGACCTTATCCCCTAACCGCTCACCGCCCTGGTGGACGACAATCTTCAATAGCGACAGTTGCGCCTGTAGCTTGTCGGCCTCCGGGTCGGCGAACGCTCCGAGGACAGGGAGTAACTCCTCCATCGTCCCCTCGCGAATAAGGAACTTGTCTCCCTTAACATCAATCTCTTTTTCTTTAAACTTCATTGCATACCCTCCGTCTCGGGTTTAGGTTTTTAAAAAAGGTGACGCGTCTGCGAGCCCTTAACAAACGTGATGGTGTAAGCGACAGCACCCTCGAGAGGGATGTCCCAGTTAATCCCCAGGGCAGTCACGGGAGCGACCAAATAGCCCTGCGTGTCTCCGCTGATATTGATTCGGATATAACGCTGATCCATCATCTCCGCGGCCGCATACAGTTCCGTATAACTGGGATCATTGATATCAACGTAACCCGCGATCTCCATGGTCCCAGCGTCCTGGACGGCGCTTGCAATTGTTTGAGTCGGGTCGCAGAAAGTTCCCACATTTATAGTCGAAGGCGATCCGCTGTTGTCCGTAAAACTAGACGGACACAGCTTTGTCATGTCGTCGGCTGTGTACAGAGAAACCGATCCCGCTTTAGCGACGCCGCTCTCCAGGAGGGTATTGCAACCTAACGCAGTGAATCCCGCCTCGGTGTAATCCGAAACGATCTGGGCTTTATCGAGACGGTCCCAAGTCGTGCCAGAGACCACAGCGATATCACCGTCGGCACCGCCAGTCGTTGCTACCACCAAAGGCGTTGGATCAGCTGCCGTCGGTGCGGAGTCCATCACCGATTTAACCGGCGTCCCTGTCGTTAGCCAAAAGCTAACATTAATCGTGTTTTGTGCTGCCATGGTTAGTTCTCCGTATATTCATAATCGAGAATGATTTCAATTTGATAACCTACGTTTGCGCTACCACCCGAATACTCCTGGATGCCTTGCACCGCGGTTACTAATAACTGGCGCGTCGGGTCCCGAAACGCCAATAAGGTTTTTACGTCTTTTTCTGCTGCCGCCAGGAGAGCGCCGTCTCCCACTCCTGGAACACCAGTAAAAACCAGGAGGACCTCGCCCTCCTCTTTCCATTCGCAAAAAGACAGCTTGTCTCTGAGCGTTGTTTCAAATTCAGCCGTTACCCATGTATCGACCTGGGGGTTTTGCTCCAGGTTTACCGTGTCAAAAAAAGGCACGTCCAGTGACGGATCATTTAGCCAGGAGCGGACCATGTTCCTAACGTAGAGCGCCGACACTATTTGCCCCTTGATATGCAGACATGGGAAACATTGAGATCGTTTATCCTGTTAACCCGGACGTCGTCGATCGTGTGGCGTTCGCCATCCAAAGCGATCCGGTCTAACTTCTCGAGAACCGGGACATCGGAAACAAGCACCGTGATAACTTTCACGTTGACGCCATAAGCATTAATCAATTCGTCCCCGGGCTTGCTATTCAAACCGACCAGGCAGTCGACAGATGAACCGTCTTTTTTTAAGACAGTCGCCGGTGTCCCCAGTAGCTTGAGGGTTCGCTCGTATTCTTTGCGCCACTGGTTCCGCATGTTCAGCATTCGTGCAACCTGTAAAAGTCCAGAGTGCTTTGCCAGGACGACGGAACAATTCCACCGATAAGAATGCCGCCGTGGTTGATCGATCCACTCGAGGAGTTATCAAACGACACGGTCCCCACGTCCGGGATGGTTACTCTCGAAATTGCGCTGGTGTTCACCACCTCACCACTGACCATGTCCCAGGCGTTTTTTATAGACCCGAGCAACACGGTGTATAAATCCGCGGGCCAGTCACACTCCTGGTAGCCGCCGCTAAACTGAAGCTCTACGGTCTCGGTGTGCTTGTACTGGTCGAACCAGATAACACCGGCCTCGTTATCGATTGTAAAATCTACCGGATCACCTTCGACATAAACCTTGGACGTGATGGGCCAAAGGTGAACCTGCCACCCGTTTCCGTTTGCGCGATATGCCAGTTCCTTAAAGTCTGTTCGATGCTCAAACTTTCGATTGCAGTATCTCTCGATAGCCGCGACGGTAACCGACATCGCCGCCTCGATTTTCTTATCGACATCGGGAGCGTCCTCGATTCCCAGGTGATCTTTAACGCTGTCGACTGTCCAACACAGACTCATGCAAAACTCCTAGAAGAATAGCTCTGGGCAGTGAATTTCATAAAGGTTTCTTTCATTGGCTTGGGTCGTTGTGCTTGTTAGAGCGGCGTCTTTGTCTCCGGGCCAGATGATCGAATACACGTCAAACTCTGCGCTGTAATAAATATTCGCCGAAACACTTCCAATAGTCCGGGCCATGCTTAGGATCGTGGTGTCGTCACTGCTCAGAATAGACAAGCCGCCGCCGTAGGTTCTCTGGTAATCAATGGCGTTTCTGTCACGCGCCACACGCCTACCATTAGAATCAACCGCTGAGAAAACAATGCCGCGCACCTCGGATAAGGTTTCGGTGTAAGCCGCGTTTCCATCGACGAAGCCGCACATCCCCGGCTGCACATCCTGAAACGCAACATTCCTGAGCTCCCAGCTTGGAAGCGTTTGCGACGGCGTATTGGATATCTGATTTTTAACCCACTGGTTCGTGACCAGGTTGTTACCGTTTTCCATTGCGCCGGTGTAGATCGTGCCCTGGGGGCTTACAGCATCGATGGCGTCGGTCTCGATAACCGGCACCTGAAGCGTCCCGGTCATGGCGTCGCCAGTAGAATTTACATATCGATCGTCGAGCTCGCTCAGGTTGACGTTTTCTTCAGAGATCGCAAAGTGTCTGATCGTGCAAGAATCGCCCACCTCGAAATCTGCGCCGCGATCTTTTAACTTAACGGGCAGCTCGACCAACGTACCGGATATGGGCGGCTCCGCAGTGAGTACATAGAGGGCATAAACCTTGGGGTCGTCCATGTCGACTACTTCGATGTAGTCGCCGATTTCCGCGTCACCAAAGGCGTGAGTGATACCGTTTAAATCTTCCATGTGAAGCGCTAAGTAATTCTCTGTGGCAGACATATCCGCCATCGCTTTAAACGTGCCAGCGTCTCGTGGTGGCCCGGTCTCAATGGTGCCATCGTATCGCCACTGTCCCGCGGTTCTCTGCGTTAGGAGCGTTTCCAATCCTAGTGCTAGTTGTTCGATTTCTGCCTGTAGCCGCCTGTCGTCGGATTTGGATTCGGCAACCGAAATGACCGGCGCATAAACAGCACCGGGGTCGGCGTAGTACATCTCGATCGGTTGACCGTCGACTAGCGTATCGCCCTCCGTTAGCGTTGTACTTATGTGCAATACGTTGACGTTAGTAAACCATCCGCCGCTGTTAACATTCCACTTCTGTACCACCTCGCCCTGCTTAAACCAAATTCCTGAAGCAGACAAATCAATCGCGCTGGGATCAGGAACAAGGATTTTGCATTCGTTGTATGGGCTGCCGCCGCTTCCTGTCTCGGCCTTCCACATCAAGAGCTTGCCAGCTTCGCCAGTAGCCCCAGTCGGACGCGACCCGGTAATCTTTAATTCCAGATCACCCGTTGGGACGGGGGCAACAGAATCCGCAGCCGGTAACGCCGCCTCGATATCGTCAACGCGGTTTTCAATATCGTCGACTCGATCATCTTTTGCGTAATCACTTAATGGCGTTCCATGTGAAAAGACGGTCGGGTACCATTGAATCCAGGCGTCGCTCGGATCGCCTTCAGGCCCTTTAATCTCGGTGGGCAATCTGCCGGTGTAGCGATGCGCGGGACCGCACATAGAAACCCTATAGGCAGGGAAGTCGGTGTTAGAATTGCCGCTCAGTCTGTCGGGGTAATGCAATTCTTCTATTCTATATTCGACAAACACGGGCTGCGTGTCTAGGTACTTGTAGCTATTGCCCGCGCCCGCCTCGTTGTTACTGATTTGCAATTGGATAACGTCGCCGACCTGGTAGCCCTTGACTACGTTATTGGTGACGGTACTGCCGTCCTCGGTCACTTCACCATAGAACGGGAAAAGCCATTGCAGTTTATTGAAAAGCCATCCGCTATTCTTTGACGTTGGATACGCCCACCACCCGCCACGATCTTTGGTTTGATCGGCTGGCCATTGGGGTTTGTCGTCAGCGTCCAACTCCATCACACCGCGGTATTGAATCTGAGCCTCGATCAGCGCGAGCCTCTGCTCGGGGGTTAGCGCTTTCAAATA